CTATCTTCTGCGTCGTCCTCTACCAAATACACTAGCAATTTTTGAGAAACCCCAAAGTATTGCTTTTTTAGCAATAGTAATGACGAATACAACTACTATAATGCCCACGATATAAGTCAAGATTTGACTTTTATTGTCTGTGGCAAATGCTGTTGAACTTGCTAACGCTGATCCTAAGTCGCTGTCCGCTGCGGCTTTTACAAACAAACTTGGCGCTAACATAGCTCCTAACATCATTAAACCATAACTGATTTTGTTTAGTATTTTTTTCATTTTATCACCTCCTTTCTAGTTTTAAAAATTTTTATAATTATTTTTATTTTTTAAGTATAGCCCAAAATATCATTGCCATTCCCCAAACTAATAAAACCCATGTAAAAGTATCTGTGTATAATAAATAGCTAGTCATATTTTTCTTCTTTATCTTTTTTAAATATATCAAAAAATAGATCTAGTGTCATTGTTAAAAGACCTATTAATACTACTATTGAAAATAATGCTATTGGTTGTTCCATATTACTTGTTTTTTATTTTTTTATATACATAAAACATAGCCCATATTAATAAACCTATTTTAAAGCATAAATAAAAATAATTAAATATTTCAATAGTTTTAATACTTTCTGTTTGTATTAAATTATTGTTTATATCGTATGTGTATGTTGTTATTTCTTTTATTTGGTTATATTCCATAGTATTGTTGTTCCTATTAATTAAATTATATTGTTAAAGTTATTTAATTTTTGGTTTATATTCATAAAAATAAGGGCGATAAAAATATGCTTTTTTTAAAATTTGTTCAAAACTAGCAATATTTTGTATTTCTTGTATTAATTGTTTTTTATTTAAAGTTTTTAGAAAATCTAAATAAATTTTAGATAAACTTAATTTTTTTTCTAATTGTTCTATATATATTTTTTTTATTAATTCTTTTCCATTTTTTGTTTGTTCGTTATAATCTAATGTTATTTCGTATTTCATATTTTTAAACTAAAATTTAATTTAGTTGTTAATTATTAGTTATTTTCTTCTAATTTTATTTTATCTTTATCTGTAAAACCTTTTTGTTCAAATAATATTAAATCACTTTCCATGTGAAAAAGTTTTAAAAACATTTTATTATTTTCATAAACTTTTAATGTTCCTAATGTGTACCATTTAACTTTATCTTCTCCTTTTTTATTAGTGTAGTTTTCTGGTTTTGCTACATTGTAAATTTTTAATAATTTGTTAGCCATAAATAAATAATTAAATATAAAAAAAGCAAGTAAATTTAACTTGCTTGTGCGTGTTTAAGAGTTCTAAATGGAACATGTTTGTATTTTCCATTTTCTCCAATAATATAAACCATTTCATTTGGTTTATTTTTAATAGCGAAGTCTAATGCTTCTTTATTAAATCCATAAAGAGTATATAACTTCATTTCATAAAGTACATTAATTTTGTGATCTTTCATACACATAAATTTTTTTGGGAACTTTTTTGTGTTATGGCGTTTTAGCCTTAACAAAAAAGTTCCTTTTATTATTAATTGTTCTTACCGCTACCGATAGCGGGTTGCTTAATGCTACCGCTATTTTATCAAATTTTTTTCAAAAAGTCAATAGCAAAGTTATCCACAGCAAAAAACACCATTTTATTGGTGTTTTTTCTTATTTTCCCATTTTTTATTTAATTGTTCTATTTCTTTTTTTTGTTCTTCTGTTAATTTTCCTTTAAATTCTATTAATCTCCAACCTGCTGGACTTGGTATAAAAGGTTTAAATATTACATCTCTTCCTTTATATTCTGGTTCAAAGTTTGTGTCATACATTCCTGATCTTCTTATTTCTAATAATGTGTTTTTGTGTTTAGGACAATATTCTTCTTTTTTTAATTTCCAACCCTCTTTATTATTCCATTCACATATCTTTTCTGTATCTTCCTTTAATATCTGCTCTCCTTGTCTTTGTCCGCACAATGGGCAGTATCTATGTACCAATTCCTGTTTGAACTCGTCTAGATCTCTCCTTATTATATCTTCTTCCTTATAGTTTTTATTATCTATCTCAATTTCTCCTTTTTCGTATTCTATTTCTCCTATTTCCCAACCACTAGCTAATTTTTTTAGTCTTTGATAGCTCATAAATGATCTATCAATTTTTATTTTATTATTTCCTAATATTAGATCTAACCAATTTGGTTCTATTTTTTCTATTAAAATCCATTCGTGAGCTAATATACCGATAGTTTTAGCAACTAATGATAAATCTTGCGTATTTGCGATTATTGTATTACTTCTCTTTCTATGTAGTTGAAAAAATCTTCTAACTTCGCTACTTTCCTTTTCCCAATCTCTTGGCTCAAAACTTTGTGCTACTTCGTCAAATACTATACATGCGTTTCTTACATTTTTAATCATTTCAAAATCGTCAGCCACAAAGTAATGATAGTTTTTTCCAGCCCAATTTAACCAATAGCAACTATATATTTCTTCTCCTGCTATTAATCTTGGCACTACATCTTCTATTGTTTGATCTAGTGTTTTTCCTGATCCGGTTTTTCCTAGTCTTATTTTTATTATACTTTCTTGATTTAGCATATTTTTTGACAGGCGATTAGCCTGTAAATGAGATTTTAGATGTTTTTATTTTTTTGTTTATTCCCAATTTTTATTTTTCGTTAAAGAATTTAGCCACCGCATTTAAAGTTCTCCATGTCCACATAGAGATTTCAGTTAAGTAAAAGAAACCTACTAATGTCCATAATGTTTGCGTGTCCCACATAAAGGCAAATAAATTTGCTACATTTCTTATTACCGCAAAAAATATTTCTACATAATACCAAAACATTGTAAATCCATTGAAAACATTGCCCAATATTGATAAACCGGTTATTGCTACTGTCCAAAGTAATACTTGTTTAAGAAATTTTGTTAGTTCTCCTAGCATATTATTTTTCTATTAAATCTTGATATAGTTTTTTAGAATTATTATATATTGTCCAAACAAACATGAACCAAAGAAAATATGTTGATATTGATTTTATATTTTTAAATGTTGTCT